AAGCGGAAGCGCTGCGCAAGAAGGTCGGCGGCAGCAAGGAGGAGCTCGACCAAATCATCGATCGGGCTGCGAAGATCCGCGACATGACCATCAAGAAGTTGATGGACGAAAAGGTCATCGAAGACTTTGCAAAGCTGTACGGCGTCAGCCAGGACACTGCCAAAGAGCTCATCAAGATCAAGGACAACGCAGCGCAGGCAGACGAAAAACTCAAGGCGATGGCGTTTGCGCTCAGCACCGGCGACACCCAGTTTGCAAACCAGATCGCGGATTCTCTTGATCTGAAAGTTGTTCCGGCTGCTGAACGTGCATCCAGTGCTTTCCGCAGAATGAAGTCCGACGCGGACAAGACCGCAGAGAATCAAGTGAGCTATGAGGCCTGGATCAAGACCAGTGAGGCGATCGGAGCCACTGCCGCCCAGGTCGCTCTCGTCGGGAAGCAGACCGGCGCGATTGTCCCGGCCACGGTGCAGATCCAGGAGGCGTGGGAGAAACTCGCCAACGACCGCAACGGGTTGGTGAAGATGCGGGAGGCGCTGGAGGACTTCATCAAGGGGCAGAAAGCGCTCGGCGAGATGACCGAGGAACTGGCAGAGAAACTCCGCACTGCATTCGGTGTGAACACGACTACGCTGATCGAATCAATGAATGTTGCCATCGGGACGACGCTGGCCAACGGGGTCAGCGACTTCGTGGATGTGCTCACAGACAGCGAAAAGTCCTTCCGCGAATGGGCCACCAGTCTGATCAAAGAGATCGGCAAGGTGATGATCAAGCTCGCTGCACTGGCTGCATTCAAGACATTTTCCAAAGGCACGTTCCTGGAAAATCTCATCCCGTCAGCCGGTGCGACCCGCAGCAACGTGATCCCATTCCCCCAGACGCCCACGCTCGGGCTGTCCAGGTTTGCCGCAGACGAGGGCTTCACCCCTCTGATCCGTATGGGCACTGCCGCAGACGCCAGCGCAACAAACGCGAGCCAAGCCCCGTTGAGCATCGTCGTCAACAACACGATCTCCGACGTGGCAACTGTTGATGTGGCAGAGACGCAACAGCCAGACGGGTCGCGTGAGATCAGCGTTCTCATTCGCAAAGAGGTTCGGGCCATGATGAGCGACGGCTCGGCTGACAGGTTGATGCGCACCAACTACGGACTGCGCCGCTCGATTGCATAACGGAGTCACAGATGCCATACGCCGGATTCGTCGCTTCGCGCCCCTTGGGCATTAGCGGGTGCTTGCAGGACTTTTCTGAAACGCAGGACGCAGAAGCTGTTGTGCGATCGAAGATGGAAAACGGCCAGACGATCAAGGTTCGTCGCCGCGTCACGGCTGCGCTGCGCAATGCCCAAGCATCGGTTGTCGTTGCAGGCTCAGAAGTCGCTTTGTGGCGCACATGGTACAACACAAATTGTCAGTGCGGCGTCCTCCCGACCCGCTTTGTCATGCCGATGGGCGACGAAGAGATCTGGCGGTTCAGCACCCCGCTCACGATCGTGTGGCAGACAGCTGATCGGGCGGCAGCGGTCATCAGCTTCAACATGGAACAACTTCCGTATTGGAACGTGCCATGAGACCGACAACCATTCCGGCCATCCAGTCTGTCAGCTCGGACATCGTGCTGCTGGCGCTGCTGACATTCACGTTGCCAGGCCAACCAACTTTGCGCGTCGTGAACAACACGGAAGACGTCACCTCTCGCGGCAACATATTCACAGCGTACCCGTTCACGCTGTCTTTGCCGGCAGACGACGGCGACAGTTTGCCGTCGCTGTCAATTCAGATCTCCAACGTGTCGCAGGAGCTGGTTGAGTATCTGCGGTTGTTGCCGGAGCCGCCTGTTGTGTTGCTGGAGGTCGTGTCGAATGTCGACTTCAACGTCGTCGAAAAGGCCGTCGGATTTTTGAAACTCAGCTCTGTGAATTACGACGCGCTCACGATCACACTGGCCATGCAGCTGGACAATTTCCTTGCGCGTCGTTTTCCGAAAGAAGACTACATCCCTGCAACGTTCCCGGCGCTGTTCGCGGTCTGACATGCTCACCAATTGGATCGGCATCCCTTACGCAGTTCGCGGCACTCCGCCTGCTGCTGCCGACTGCTGGACGCTCGTGCGCGCTTATGCCCGGCATGAGTTGGGCTTGCACTTCCCGGAGTACATGTATGACATTCAACACAACATGCAAGCAGCCGCGCGTCACATCCTCCGGGAGATGCGGGCGCTGGACGGCAATTGGAAGAAGGTTGAACACCCCACGATTGGTGATCTTCTCATTTACCGCATCGCAGGTCATCCTACGCACTGCGCAATTTATGTTGGTGCTGGTGATCTTTTGCACACTCGTGAAGGTCATAATTCGTGCATCGAGCCTTTAGACAATTGGCGTGACAACTTCGTTGGAGCCTACAGATGGAACGCCTGAAAATCGACGATGTCTTGGACGCAGAAGAGCGAGCCCCGGTCGTCCCGCAACTGGTCGGGATGACGCTGCTGGACGCGGCTATTGCGTCGGGCGTCGATTTGTCGTCTGGGGCTTTGGTTGCGCTGAACCACGGCACCGAGATCAAGCGCAAAGACTGGGAGAACTACCGGCTTCAGGCCGGAGATCGCATCCTCGTCGGCGTCTTGCCTCAAGGCGGCAAGAAAGGTGGATTGCTTCAGATCCTGCTCGGCGTCGTGTTGATCGCTGCTGCGTATTTCATTCCTTTCCTGGCCCCGTACGCCGTCAATCTGTATTTTGCAGGGGCAGGCTTCATCCTCACCGGTGTCGCGGCACTGCTCGTTCAGCCGTCGCCCATCAACACCAATTCAAGGTCTTCTGCCGAACGGGACACGTCGTACTATGGATTGACCGGCGCAAACAACTCGTCTCGTCCGTATGGTGTGGTCCCGAAGCTGTACGGCACGCACAAGGTGGCGCCGAATCTCGCTTCGACACCAATGATCGTCAACTCCAGAAGCACCTCCACCATCGGCGCGGTGTACGACTTTGGACTTGGACATGTGGACGTTGAAGACCTGCGGATCGGGGAGACGCCTGCGTATGCGTTTGGCCCAAGGCTTGCTTATCACGTAAACACAAAAGATGTTGTCCCTCAGCTCATAGCTGGCAAGGTCTCCTATCAACAATTCTCGTTTGTCTTGCAGAAAGAAATCCCGTTTGTTTTCCGCTCCGCGAAGAAAGCCATCCGGGTTGCGATCGACCTTGCCTTCCCTCAAGGGTTGTACACGCTGGACACGCAAGGCCACGCCTCAGCCGCTGACGTCGCCTTCACGTTGTCCGTGCGCAATGTCACCACCGGTGCGCCCGCAATGGATCTGAACGGCACGATCGTCCGGGGCATGCGGGCGTACAACCGCTCGGTGATCACTGGCCAAAGCCAGCAAACAATCGAGGTCGAAGGCTTTGTCAACACGGTCAACGTTGGAGCCAACGAGTTTTGGGAGCGCTACACCCTGGGCGGCACAGAACTGGCTTTCATCCCATACGTCCCCGGCCAGACCTACAAGCTCCCGATGGCGATGGCGGGGTTGAATTACGGCGACGTTCTTTCTCGCGGCAGGGCGACAAACACCCCCGGCCAGAACAGACTGAATGTGACGGGCACATTCCCCATTTGGTCCACCGTCCCCGGATTCATCATCTCGGACGTGTCCAGCCGCCCATGCGTTGCTCGGCTGGATGTCCCTCTGCTGGACCCTGGCGAATATGAATTCACGCTGACCCGTCTCACAGACATCTCTTTGTTGCCGTCGTTGGTGAACACGACGAACGTCACCCTTGTCACCTCCGGGTTTTCTGGGGACATGTTCCGGCTCAGCGCTCCGCATACGATGGTGGAGATGGAAGTCGACGGTTCAGAAAAGCTGTCTGGCGTGGTTCAGAACTTGACCGCGACGTGCAGCGCCTACGTCAACCACTACGACGCGGCTGGCAACGTCTTGGGGTTCGGCAAATCCAGCAACCCCGCGTTCATCGTGCTCGACATCCTTCTCGCAGGGTTTGCCTCAGAGCAACTGCCTCCGGCGCAGATTGACTTTCCGTCGTTCATTGAGTTCGCCAATTATTGCGACGAGCACAGGACGTGGAGCGTGGACGGGGTCATCAAGACCGACGTGCGCCACAAGATAGACGTTGTTGTCGACTACAAGACCACAGTCAAAGAACTCATTGAATCCATCCTCGGCACTTGTCGCGCTGTGCTCGTCATCACGCAGACCGGCAGGTATGGCATTGCGATCGATCGTCGCAGAAGTGTGCCGCGCCAACTCATCACGCCAGAAAATTCGTGGGGCTTCACCGGCGAGCGCATCTTCTCCATGCCTGTGCACGCTCTGCGTGTCGGGTTTATCGACGCCGAAAGGGAATACCAGCGCCAGGAGATCACGGTGTACGCCGACGGCTACACAGAAGCCACAGCGACGAACATTGAGTCTGTTGGCACGTTCGGTGTGACGGATTACTGGCACGCTTGGGCTTACGGGCGCTACATGCTGGCGCAAGCGATACACCGCAACGAGGTCTTCACAGTCAAGATGGACATCGAAAACCTCGTCGTCCAACGCGGTGATTTGGTCCACGTCCAGCACGACGTCCCGCTGATCGGGGGCGTCGCGTCGCGGATTGTGCAGATCAACGGCAACGTCGTGCAAATCAGCGAGAGCCTCTCCTCGACCGTGTTCGCGTACACAGCACGGAAGAGCGACGGCTCCATCGTTCAAGGCCGGATCACTCGTGTTGTTGATGCCAGCAAGGTGGAGTTGGACTCTGTCGTGGGCTTGGCCCCGGAGGACTTGATTGTCGTCGGGCTGGTCACTCGCACCACCCAGCCATACTTCGTGTCTGCCATCGCCGCAGAAGCTGACCTGTCGGCAACGTTGACGCTGATCAAGTACGTGCCCGAGATCTACGACGCAGACGTCGGCGTGATGCCGCCGTGGAACCCCGGATTTGGCGACGACTTGATCAATGCGTCGAGCTTGGCCATCCGGGATTTGTCCGCCAGACGCGAAATTGTGTATCCGGCAAGGATGCCCGCACAACACAACATCTTGACGTTCGAGTGCGAGTCGCCTTTCTTCAGCTACGCAGAGCTGTATTGGTTGCCCGCCGGACAAAGTCCAGAGCTGATCGGCACTGGCACGACCAAGACGGCAGACGATTTGTTCAGTCTGATTGCCTCCGTCAAGAAGTCCCAGGGCTCCGTAACGTATCGCGTCGTCCCGTACACAGCGACGGGGTTGCGCGGTCAGTCGGCAGAAATCACAGTGGGCGTGTTGGACAACGACAAGCCGAGCGCGCCGCAGGACTTCGACCTGGATCTGCGGCGCGACGTCATCACGCTGAGCTGGAGCAACACAAACGATCTGGACGTCGCCTACTACGAAATTCGCTTCAGCCCGAACCTTGACGGAGCCACGTACGACGAGTCCACGGTAATTGCGCCGTCCATTCCATGGCCCGCGACAACGTTCGACGTTCAGGCTCGCATCGGCACCTACTACGCGAAGTCGGTGGACACGGCAGGCCAGCGCTCAGAAGATTACTCTGTCGCATACACCCCGGCGGAAGATCTGTTCTTCTTGAATGTGGTCGGCGAGGTGGACGACTCGCACACCGGCTGGACGGGCGGCATGTCCGGGTTCCGGATAAATGACGCTGGCGACGGAATTTGCACGACCGAGGTGACACCGGGTGTGTTCGCCAGGAGAAGCGAGTACTACTACAGCAAGACGTTCGACAATGGCAGGATTTTCCAGACCCGCCTTGAATCCAACATCGCAGCCCATTCGTACTCGACGCGCGACATCATGGAGACTTGGATTCCGTTGGAAATCGCAGTCCCGATTGCCGGCTCAGATCAAGGCGCCACAGGTCTGGGCAGCAGCATGTCAGAAGACGTCCGGGTGTGGCACGAAGTCCGGTGGTTCGATCAGTCCTCCCTAGTGATGCGTGACTGGTCGCCTTTGGCCAGTGCCGACCCGCTGGGATTCACCGCTGCGGACTTTGGTCAGTGGCGCGCGTTTTTCGCGGGCGACTACACAGGCAAGACGTTCCAGTTCAGATTGGTCGCCGAGTACGTTGGGCCAGACCCCGTGCCCACCGCAGGCGTCAACATCACGACAGCCAAGATCAAGATTGACATGCACGACCGCACAGAAGGCGACTACGATGTGACCTGTCCCGCTGCGGGTATCCACGTCGCCTACACCCCTTCTTTCCGCGAGCGTCCGACGCTGATGATCACCCCAGACATCGTGTCCACGGGTGAGCAGTACACGATCACCCAGCAGACCGACTCGGGCTTCCACATCCAATTCACCGACGCCACCGGCGCGGCAATCCAGCGCAAGTTCGATTGGCTGGCCAAGGGCTATGGGTTCCAGGGTTCTCGTGAAGTGCCTGGAAGGAATTATTCACCGCCAGCTCATCGCAGGGCTGCTTTCGCTGAGATTTTGTAGGAGCCAACATGCCGCAATTTGATTTCGGACACATCGATCCCCTTGTTAAAAATGGCATCGAACTTTCTGATGACCTGAATCGCTGGAGGGACGCGATCCACAGCTGCCATTGGGGCGCAGCAAGGCCCGCGTATGTGGCGACAGGGATGATCTGGGTGAGCGTCGCAGCATACCCTGTGTGCCACCTGAATTTGTTCGATGGCAATTCCGACGTCTTGCTGATCGCGTTCGATGCTTCCACCCACGCGGTTGTTTCCTCAGCCGTCCGCGCCGATCAAGTCGTTGTCTATCCGCAAGGAACGCTCAACTCTGTCAACGTCCAGGCTGCTCTCGTCGAGCTGATGAACGAAAAAGTCGCGCTCGACGGGACTGGCGCTGGCGGGACTTGGCCGATCAACGTGACCGGGTGGTCTGGGACGAGCGGTCAGGCTACCAACGCCACCAACGTGAACGGCGGCAGGGTTGCCGCATCGTCTGTGAGCGTGACTCGCGCCAGCGATCCGTATCTTGAAGTGCACAAGCCCGGTGCTGCTGCATGGGCTTGGATGCTGACGAGCGACAACCAATTCACAGCGACCCAGACAGACGGCAACGGAGCCTATACCGGGCATTTGTTCACCATCATGCCAGCCGGTCACATTCGCTCCGCAGGTAACGTGATTGCGTTTTCTGATCGGCGGTTGAAGAGCGACATTGAGCCGATCACTGACGCATTGTCGAAGGTGATCCGATTGAACGGGTACACCTACATGCGCCACGGAGGCGACGGTCGGGAAACCGGCGTCATTGCGCAAGAAGTTCAGGCTGTGTTGCCAGAAGCTGTGTCCGTTTCTGAAAACGACGGGATGCTTGGCGTCGCCTACGGCAACATGGTCGGGTTGCTCATCGAAGCGATCAAAGAACTGTCCGCAGAGGTTGCTGTGCTGCGCTCAAAAATTCAACCAAGTTGACCTGCGCGTCGTTATAATTTCCACAGGAGAAACCCATGAGCCAATCCACACCCGGCCCCATTGATCCCAAAGTCACGACAGGCACGCGGCTTGCCGAAATCCTGAATGGCTGGAACGAGGCCGTCTTGACCTCGCACTGGGGTGATGCCCGACCTGCCTATGCAAAAGCCGGAACGCTTTGGGTCAACGCCTCGGCTGCCCCAGCATGCGTTC